GTGACATGACTTACAAAGGGCCATCAGGTTACTCGTTTCATTGCCACCGCCTTTGGAGAGAGGGAGGATGTGGTGGACTTCTTCAGCAGCTTTAATCTTTCCATTCCTTTCACACTCCTCACAAAGAGGATGGGCTTTGATGTAGCGGTCCCTGATACGCTTCCAGGACCTGCCGTAGCGCTTGTTGGACGCAGGGTCTCGTTGGTACTGGTTGTAGCGTTTTGTCACCACCTTCTTATGCTCAGCGCAGTATTGCTCGCTGTCTGCAAGCCGACCGCAGCCTGGGTAAGCACAAGGACGCTTAGGTTTGTATGGCATGGGTTCACCTCCTTTGGGCATAAGAAAAGCCCTCGTGGGGTGGTCCCAAGAAGGCTTGTTTACATTGTGGCTCACTTTATATATAAGCACACATCGTAGGTATCATTCTATGTTAATTGGTATCCATCTAATCAAAGATACCTGTTTTCAATAGAATTTCTTTGTGGGGCTTACATTCCTTGCAGACATAGTGTCTGTCCCGGAGATAGTTTAAGGATCTTACTTCATCACCACAGAAGCGGCAGTGGGGGAAGTAGTAGGTCATCCTTCCAGCTTTTGAGATTCTGATGTTGTCTTTTTTAGCTTCACGGTAGCTCATTTTTAGTAACCTCCATTTTACATATAATCACATGCGGTGGGTATCATTCTATGGTTTTAGGTATCCTGGTTTAAAATCTTACTGCAAACTTCCAAGGCAGCGTTATGCATTTTGTAGAGATGGTGGATGGTGTAGCACATATCCACTGCGATCTTTTCCCAGGTTAGAAAACAAAGGTAGCGCTTCTCAAGAAGCGTCTGGTACTCAGAGTTTTCTATGGACTTGATGATGGTCATAATTTCACGTTTAGTATCTACAAGATGAATGATGTCCTGATTGATTTCTTCCTGCAGGTCGATGATTCTGGCAATTACATCAGCCATCTTTGATGTTGAGCGGTTCGGATTTCTTGGCATTGAGCTCAAAGTCGATGTGGCTCTTGTTGCCAGTGCATTTAATGATTCCAATTGCTCAAACTTGCTACGGATCCGATGGTCAATGCGATAAGCTTTTGAGAAGTATTCTCTTGCGGTTTGTTTATTCATATCAGCCCTCCGAATATTTTAGATTTCACTCGGATTGGCGAGGATTGTCATAGGTTGTCTTAGATTTTCAGATCTGCCTTTACGGCATTGATTAGTGCAGCTTGGGTGCTGTTCTTTTCTCTGAGTGCTTTAAGGATACGGCCATCGATGGTGTCCTTGGTAATAATGTGTTGAACAACGACGGTATTTTCTGTTTGTCCCTGTCTCCATAGACGGGCAGTGGTCTGCTGGTAGAGTTCCAGGCTCCAAGTAAGACCAAACCAAATGAGAGTGGAACCGCCCTGTTGAAGATTAAGTCCATGTCCGGCAGAAGCGGGGTGGATTAAAGCTACTGGTAATTCACCACTGTTCCAGCTCCTAATGCTTTCAGAAGAATCAAGGCGAGAGAACTTTATTTTATTTTGTTTCAGCCTTTCTGTGATGCGCTCAAGATCATGCCTAAACCAATAGGCAACCAGGACGGGTTTTCCATTAGCGGCTTCGATTAGATCTTCTAATGCATCAAGCTTTCTGTCATGAATCCCTATAATCTCTTGGGTATCGGAGTAGACAGCTCCATTGGCCATTTGAGACAGTTTACCAGAAAGAGAAGCAGCATTAGCAGCGGTGATATCTCCACCGGGAAGCTGAAGGACCAGGTCACGCTTTAATTCTTCATAGCGTTTAAGTTCTGGTTCTGAGAGCTTTACTGGATACTCTGAACTAATGAGTTCTGGCATCTTCAAATGGTCAGTGGATTTCATGGATATGGTAATGTCTGAAATCTGTCGGTAGATGGCATCCTCTGCAAAGGGTAGAGGCTTGTAACTAAAGATGATCTGGCCATTACGCTTATCTGGAATAAAGTAGTCGTCTCGATACTTGCCTATGAATCTTCCGAGGCGTTTACCCATATCCAGAAGCCTAAACTCAGCCCATAAATCCATGAGTCCGTTTCCTGTCGGAGTACCGGTTAAACCCACCATTCTTTTAATGTGGGGACGAACTTTCATCAGGGCTTTAAATCTCTTAGCCTTGTGATTCTTAAATGATGAAAGCTCGTCGATAATTACCATGTCATAGTTAAAAGGGAGACCGCTGTCCTCCACAAGCCACTGAAAGTTTTCTCTGTTGATGATGTAGATATCGGCTTTCTTCATAAGTGCAGCTTTTCTTTCTGTTTCAGTACCAACAGCCACAGACCAGATGAGGTGATCTAGGTGTGACCATTTCTCCAATTCTTGGGGCCAAGTATCTCTTGCAACACGAAGAGGTGCAACCACCAAAACTTTATGAACCTTAAAGCTGTCAAAGAGTAAATTGCTTATGGAGGTGAGGGTCAGTACAGTTTTTCCTAACCCAAGCCCATATCAAGAAATATGGCAGCAATAGGATTGTTCTCGATGTAGGCACTTGCGTACTGCTGATAATCATGTGGTATGAACTTCATTTGGCATCACCTCCCATATCGGATAATATTGTCTTTATTCCTTCTAGGCTATCAAGCACATAAACCTTGAATCCAAGACCCTGAAGGAGCTTATGTCTAGCCAGTTGTAAAGGTCGAGGCTTCTTCCCAGGTGCTTTGACTTCAACAAAAGCAACGCTACCTCCGGGAAGAAGGATTAACCTATCCGGCATGCCATCAAAACCTGGACTGACAAACTTTGGTGCAATGCCTCCCATGCTTTTTACGGCGAGTACTAACTTTTGCTCAATGGCTTTTTCATTCATAGCTCATAGATCCTTTCTACTGGATCCACAAGGTCAAAGGCGGCGTAGGTAGCAGCTAGAAAGCTAGTGATCGGACGTCCTTTATGTTTCCAGATGGATTTTCCATTGCAGCTGACTCCATAGTGGTTCTTGTTGAATCTGCTTTGCTGAATGTTGACCCAGTTGTCTTGGTATTTAAGACTAAAACCACCATAGCGGTTTTCTTTCCATTTACGGTTTGGGAAGTTACCTCTTCGTTTTGCCCGATTTTTCATGAGACGCTCACGTTCTTTAGAAGCAAGGACATCGCCTTCCATGATACCGGCACATATGCAGCCAACCTTTATGTCTTCAAAGTAATCATCATGATGCATCACATGAACAAATCTGACTCTACTGCAACCACAAAGTTCACAGGTATAAAGGCTATCACTAGAGTTTTCTTCTTCAATATCAATCACATCATCACAGTACCAACCATCCAGTGGAGCATTCCATTTTTTCAGTTGCCTTTGACACCTGGCAATATATGCAGAGTTGACTTCGTTATTTTTCATTTCATTGACCTCCTTAGTTAAGCTGTTCCTATAACCCAGAAATCCCTTACGCGCGCAAATGTGCGTATTTCGAGTCTTACTGGTATTATTTTTTATATTTCTAATTAGATAAAGATATTAGGAACACAGGAACAAAACTTATGTGGGGGCCTAGCGGCGGCCCCTTTGGGGTGTTCCTGAAAGTGTTCCTATCCTAGTATTCCAGGAACAAAACCTGTTCCAGGAACAGTTCCTAGAATTAGCTGTTTCCAGGAACAGACCTGGGAACAGACTTAGGAACAAACATGTACTGTGGCCCATAAAGGGTAGTTCTATCTTTTTTCGGTAGACGTTCCCAGTCAAGTTTTATGAGAATTGCAGAGAGTTCATTGGAGTCGGTGCGCTTAAGATTTGACCGATCCTTCCCAAAACACTCACACCAGATTTCCATATTGCAGACGCTTTGTCGCTTGTTGGTACCAGTGCGACCAATGCCGCCAAGCTCAACTCCACTTAAGAAATTTCTTCTTTCGAAGAGATCCATCTGTTCCCAATCATCAGGGAGAAGTGTATCAAGATACTCTCTTACCAAGCCTTCACGCTCATCGGACTCCATGGCATCACGTTGTTCAGCCTTGGCCAGTTGCTCCATGGAGGAGTCCAGATAGAGTTTTTCGCCAGCCTTGACGTATGCCAGAGCCTCAGCCCAAATCTGCTGGATCTCTTCAGCGGTAATCTGCCAGGAGTGTTTACTGCCACCACCGGGAGTCTTCACAGGCCAGAAACGACGATTTCCCGTTGTATCTCTAAGGTAGCCGGACTCTGCGTTGGTGGTACCGAAGAAGATGCACTGGCGCTGGTGAGGGGTTGCACGTTTTCCAAAAGCCGCACGGTAGATATCATTCTGCCTTGAGAGGAAGGAACGCAGAGTTTCCACTTCAGCTTTTCTAAGACCTGCCAGCTCACCAATCTCCAGAATCCAGTAACCTTGAAGTTTCTCTGCAGCTGTTTTGTCTTTGGTGTCTCCAAGATTTAAGCTGTCGGAGAACCATTCGCCAGCGAGCTTTGAGATGAGTGTACTTTTACCGACGCCTTGCGGCCCGTTTAAGACGAGCATGGAGTCAAATTTACACCCAGGATTCTGAACACGACTGATGGCCGCGCACAAGGTTTTTCTTGTAACAGCACGGACGTACTTATTGTCATCAGCGCCGAGATAATTAATGAGCAAGGTATCTAGTCTTGGTACCTTGTCCCACTCAGGTAAAGAGTCCAGGTATTCTCGAATGGGGTGGTAGGACCTATCGTCGGTGACTTTGGCGACTGCAATTTGATAATTTCTTTGTGAGAAGGTCCCGTAGTTGGAATCGATATAGCTGATAAGCTGCGCATCATCAGCGTCCCTCCAGTACTTTGAAGGATGGTTCCAAGGGACGCTACCTTTGATTTCCATACCATCAAGCTGCTGATTAAATACCAGTGCTTGTAGATTTGGGTCGTTCTGTAGAATAAGCGTGATGTTGTGCAGATTGTTTTTTAGAACAGTAGACCGGGGTTCATATTCCAATCTTTTCTGCCAATCTGTATCTTCATCATCAAAATCATCTGCTGCACGAGCTTGTCTTTCTTGAACCAAGAGAAGCTTCACCTGTTCATCCTTTGATGCAAATTCTGTCATAGCCTTGTAGGAAGGAAGCTTGGTGATAGGTGTTTCTTCTGGATGCTTATCATCAAGGTTTCTAAAATGGTGGAGCCTAACAAGGTCAAAGGCATTGAGGAGCTTTCCGCATAAGGGATCCGTGGCATGGTGGGAGTAGACAAACTTGTCATCATGAACCACCACACCTGCAGCGCTATCAGCGGGGATGTAGTCATATCGTCCTGACATAGATGAAGACTCATAAACATCAGATAGAAAAGTTGAGATGGCATCTGTGATGCTATAGGTCCTACAGAAACCCCCAACAATTCCCGGTTTGGAAAGTGGATCAGCTTGTTCAGCGATACTTTGTTTTTCAACTTCTGACTGACGAGAGGACACTGGCCAAGTAGATGCATCTTGCCAATCATCATATTTGGCCAGGTAATCATCTGGATTTAAGAGATCTCCGTCTTTTTCTTTGTACAGAAATTCTCCGTTTTGCGAGGTAGAGGGCCAGTACATCAATCGATGGGGTTCATAGGTACTGTCATCAAAGAGATCAATGCCGACTTCCTTGGCCACCATTCTTGCCACAGCGGGATACTCAGCCTCACTCACTTCACGAGAGAGTGGAATAACAAGTCTGATTCGAGGATATTCGGGCGTGTGCTTATGGGTAGAGTAAGCGCAGCACTTATATGGAAGATGGGCGATGGTGTCATCCCAAATACCAGGCTTGCCATAATCCATATCAAGGAGGATCATGGATCGGCACAGTACGTTTCCCTTTTTACGACGACCATCCCGTAGGTGGCCAGCCACATAACCACCCACGTCTTTAACTGACGCTTGCTGGTCTTTTGACATTTTTCTGTATTCTCCGATAGTTTCAGTGGTATGAATGGTGGAGCTGACTCTTATGCAAAAGTCCTCCCAAGAGATCTCGTTGTTTTTCCACTTTTTATCCATACGGCTGTTGCCGTAAGAAATCTTCATTTACAAAACCTCCTTACACTGAGATGAAAAGTAGCGAATTGGGTAGTTCTTGCGTTTTGCCCAGTTGATCTCTGCTCTCATGCCGGAGGAAATGTGATTCCCAAACACCCAAACCTCGGAGCATTTTGACATCAGTACATTTCCAAAGAACAAACCTAGTTCTCGTTCATCAGGATCACTGTCATCAAGAAACTGAGTGAAAAATAGATGCGGAGCGATGGGGATACATCCCATCACAACCGCGAACCTGCTATAGCGTCTGGCAGAGTCGGTGTTTCTTTCAATATCTCCGGAATAGGGTGAGCAGATATACACAAGTGGACGAAAGGTTCTAGCGGCCTTTTCTCTCTGTTCAATTTTAGTTAGGGCATCATAAGCTGTGGGGTCGTAGTAACCTTCAGCGTTAAATTTATCAATTCCCATAACATCAGCCTTGCCTTTCATCATCTAGTATTGATTTGCTGCACTCAGGACAGAAGATCGCAGTTCCATAAAGATCGCTTTCTCCATCACTAAATAACTCTGAGATGTCCACACAGATTTCAACACCGCAATCTGGGCAGTTGGTGAATACATTGTCATCATGGATTTCTACCTTGATTTCCAGTGTGTCGTTGATTGTTTGCTTTACATAAAACATATTCATTACCTCCATTTCTTGAAGGCTTAAGTGCCTTCTACTGTTCACAGGACAGAAACCTCCCCTGTGAGTAGTAAAAGGACTAATCTTTTTTATAGAAATTCGTTTCATAACCATCTGCCCTCATTAAGAGACCTTTTGCCCAAGGCGGGGTATGGCTCATTTGGTTGCAGATAGACTCAATCGATGTTTCCATGTCAGCTTCTATCACAATTTCATCATGCACATGGATGACGATGTTGTAGTTCTTGAGCGCTTGCATGGAATAACACAGAAGATCACGACTGGTTGCCTGGACGATGTTCTCCACAAACTTTGGGCCATAGCTATCAATGCGTTCCCATTTTTTTGTGCCACCGACGCCTTCATAAGTGATGCAGTCTGAACCAAACATATTTGTTCCAATGCGCGGTTTTACATAGGAGAGTCTTCTTCCAGAAGGGAGGGTGATAAAGAGCATTCCACTTTGATAAGAAAACCGGATGCCATGTGTTTCGGTGACGGTGCGTTCTCTAACAGCTTTCATGGCAGCCTTATCTACGTCCCACCAAAGCCTGACTATATTTGGATTGGTAGTACGCCAAGCTGTAACCAGGGGTTGTAGTTCATCTTCATTAAGACCCATCTCCAGAGCACCCATGGCTTTAAGAGCGCCAACGGAGCCGCCATAACCAAGGGCCAGTTCTGCGATCTTACCTTTTTGTCTTAAGTGGCCATTGACGCCATGTTTTTCAACAGGAACACCAAACATCTGAGAAGCAGAAGCACAATAGATATCACCACCAGATTCGAAAACTTGTTGACGCCATCTTTCTCCGGCAAACCATGCAATAACTCTGGCTTCAATAGCAGAAAAGTCTGCGACGATGAATTTGCGACCGGCAGTAGGAACGAAGGAGGTGCGGATAAGTTCAGAAAGAACCTCGGGTATGGAGTCATATAGCATTTCTAAAGCCTCAAAATTGCCGCAGCGAACAAGGGCTCTTGCTTGTTCTAAATCTGGCAGGTGGTTTTGAGGAAGATTCTGAAGCTGAATAATTCTTCCTGCCCATCGTCCAGTTCGATTAGCACCATAGAATTGAAACATTCCACGTGCACGACCATCGGCGCAAACGGCGTTTTCCATGGCAGAGTACTTCTTAACAGAGGACTTTGCCAGTGACTGCCTAAGCTCCAATACTTCTTTAAGATCGGGTGGAGCAGCTTGAATGAGTTCTGAAACCACTTTTTTACCTAATGAGTCTGTTTCGAGTCCCTGTTCCGACAACCAATTCTTCATCTGTGCAACGGAGTTAGGGTTATCAAGATCCGTTAGTCTTTTCATTTTTTGGAGTAGCTCTGAACGAGATCGAGTATCCATCTTTATTGCTTCGTTTACAAAAGGCATATCCAAGGATACACCACGATCATTGATCTCCTGGTCAAGGTGGTATTCACTCCACACTTCTTCAGGCACGGGAAATTTTGATAGTTTTTCCTGGATGGCTATTTCAGCTTCGACATCACGAAGGTTGTAGGACTTAAATTCAGACCATTTATCAGGAGCGTGGACTGGTAGATTTCTCGACCGACCACCATTTGTGGCGGTTGGGTTACAGGGTTTACAAAAGTATCTGATCAGATCTTTCCCTTCAGATAGTTTTTGCTTTTCAAGACCAAGAACAGCGCCACTGCCTTCAAGAGAGAGGGGTAAACCCATATATGCAGACCAGACCATGGTACATCGCCATGATTCTGGACTTAGGTATTGGCCATTAGGTAATCCTAGCCACTTAGATAAACAAATTCTTTCAAACTGGGCATTAAAGGCCCACTTAGTAATGGATGAATCAGTAAGGGCTGATTGTATTTCTTCAGGAAGTGTTTCACCACTGGCAAGGTCGATCACCTCGATATCGCCACCATCGATTGAGTATCCAAAGAGCAGGATCTCAAAGTCAGATGATTCTATATAGCGGTAGACCCCGCTTTTGGCGAGGTCTACACTACTATAGCTTTCGATATCGATGCTTATTGTCCTCAAGACAGGAAATCCTCATCAAGGTCAGTGGCGAAATCGTCCTCAGCCCTGGACTTTCCACCAAGAGGCTCACCGTCTCTGACTTTTTGTAGATTATTTAAACCGCAGGCGATTCCTCTGTTTCCATTGCTGTTGAAGGCATAGAAGTTGATGCTTGCTCTACCGTAAACACCGCTGTAAACTTCGGAGCGAGTAAGGATAACATTTCTGTCTGCATCTACAATGCCTGGAGCAGTAGCGGAGTTTGCATTGATGAAGTAGGCATTAGCATAGGCTTGATCATCAGGTCTTTCCAAATCTCCGTCTCTGAGAGGCGTTTTGATACTTGTAAGAGGTGGGATGGACTTACCGTTGCCTTTGAGCTTTGCTTCACCTTCGTGGTAAGCGGCCTCAATGGCAGCTTTGACTTTTGCTACAGTGGCAGTATCTGATTTAGGAATGATGAGGGATACCGAGAACTTTGGGGTTCCACCGTTGATGGATTTTGCTTCCCAGACATTGGCGTAAGACCAGCGAGTGTCAGGACCTGTGATAACTTTCATTGGGTTACTGTTTGATTTGTTTGCATTATTGGACATATGATTTTCCTCCTTAAATTTCATTAAAATCGTGATGTGCTGTGTTAATTGGCGGACGTTTGTCGCTCTCAGGAACCAGTGTTGGTTTCCCTTGAGGCTTTTCAATATAGCTTCCTAGAACTTCCTCAAATCGCTTCTTACCGATAAGAGAGGTCATGGCAGTAATGCCAAGAAGCTTTTGCTCAAATGGATCAAAGCCTTCTGCGCTGACGGCTTTAGCAACTGCAGCTTCATCAGTGTATCTTCGATTGGAGCGTCCTTCGACCAGCTTCCATCCGTTCCACTGCTTACCGCTGACCGCTGATTGTAGTGCGTAATCTTTGATATCTGATGCCCAAGAGATTAGACCATCGATTTTACTTAGGATTTCTTCAACCTCGTAATCATCGAGTAGAGGGGGCATCTTGAAGTCGTATTTGGCCAGCTCTATGTTGTACTCAGCTCTGGTGCGGCATTCGTGCTTTGCTTTGCAAAATCCACACCAATCACCACACTTGAAGTCCCCTTCACCAGCAAAGGCAAGCTCTGCGGTGGGTTTAAGAACTTCATTAGCCCATTGGTATAAGGATTCTTTAGATACCGTATGGGTGGATATGTTGTTTCTACGAGGCTGATAGATAGTCATGGAAACCGTGTCGATGTCATAGATTCTATCGAAGATTTCTAGGGCACCCAGTGCATAGAGCTTCATCTGCGGATTGTCTTCTGCTTCAACTAAAATCCCCTGTCCATGCTTGTAGTCACATACGTGGATCTGAGAATCAGCGATGATCAAGCAATCTCCGGTCCCGAAGCCGCCTTCAACATACTTAGAGAAGTCAAGCCTTTGTTCTATCAGAACAACCGGGTCCGCGCATTTTTCTTTTGCAGCTTCTACCAGCTCAAGAATGTAAGCTGCATAGCCATTCGCACATTCTTCCATCTCTTCACTGTAGTAGGTGAGATTTTCTGTTGGATCCTTGCCTGGGAGTCCAAGAGCAACTCTTAATTTGTACTCACATAGTGTATGAGCATCGGTGCCTTCAGCAGCGTAGCTACTTCCTTTATCTTCATAAGACTCACTGAGCCTGACAGAAGGAGGACAGTTTAACCACCTATGAGATGAAGAGGCTGAAAGAAGTGCATGTTTACCCATTTCCAAGTACCTCGGCTTCTGCTAAGAGTGCTGGATAATCTGAAGCATTAATTTCTGATAGCTTATCAGCGCCATACTTTTGAAGTAGCTCCCGAACTTTTGCTGTATGGCCATCTCGACTTTTTTCAGCCAGAACCGCTCTAACTTCTTCAAGAGCTATGGCCTTTTCTTCTGGTGCAGGATTTTCTGGTTTAGCAGGTGCTGGTTCATCGCTACCACTGAACATGCTGGAAAGAGACTGAGATATGCCTATCAGCGTTTCACCACATTGGTTCAGCTCTTTCACTAATAGAGAGAGTTCACTCATTTTGCCCATCTGGTTTTCCTCCTTTTTCTTTCTCTTGCTGCGATAGCGTGGTTAGCTTCTTAGCAAGGCGCTTTGACACTACGCTGATGGCGGTGAGAACATCGGCCAGTTCTTCATCCATTTCAGGATCCCGGCTCTGAGTGTCAGTTTGGTCTGCTTGATTCTGCATTGTTTAACCTCCGTTCCGAGGGCTGTTTTGTTCCCCTCAACCTTCACAGGACAAAAGTGAGAAGTTTGAGTAATGACTTTGAAAAATAGTTTTTATGATGCCCTCGGATATCCACATGACACCAGAGGGCATTTTGAGTAATGAATTACTCCCAATCTTTCAAAACTTCTCTTAGCTGGGCAAAAATCTTAATCTTGCGGTTGTTTATTGTCTTCTGAACACAACCAATACGCTCTGCGATTTCACGTTCAGGCATTCCTAAACTATAGAGCTCAGCAATGCGGCGGTTTTCTGGGTCGAGCTCATCTAGTGCAGCGAAGAGATCTTCTAATAGGAACTTGTCCTCAATTAGCTCAGTAACGCTTACTGAACTAGGTACGTCGAATCCATCATCACTGAACTTGTCTAATGACAGGACACTACCAGTTCTTTGCTTATCGCATGTACTACAATCCTCCATACAGCGCTTTGTTCCGCCTTTTCCATTGCTAATGATGCAACGTTTCTCACGTTCTTGACGCTTGCGTTCAGCCCATAGCGGCTGCTTATAGGCTCGATACACTTCCTCTGTGACTTCAACAACTTGATTCTCAATTGTTAGGTGCCATGCTCCATTGTAGAAGTCCTTGTTCTTTGGTTGACCTTGATTTGTACTGTTTTCCAT